TCATGTCGCAATCAGGGCATATAATGGGAGACTTTGCAAGAACGGCTGATACTTGGGCGAATGTAGTGCGTACAATCGGACAGCAATTCCAGAAGTTAGGCAGAATTATAGGTGAAGGCCTTATAAACACCTTTAAGCCGGTTCTAATAGGATTCAGAAACTTTATGAATACTATATTAGAACTCACCCAAAAAACGCTTAATGCTGTTGGAAAACTTCTTGGATGGCAGATTGAGATTGAGGATGTCGGCGTTACCATGAACGATGGGATGGAAGATTACGCCGATAGCATAGGTGGAGCTGCCGATAATGCCAAGAAACTCAATGCGCAGTTAAGAAGCATAGACGAATTGAACAATTTGACATCAAACAATGACAATGGTTCTGGTGGCGGTGCCAGTGTAACAGGTGGCGGTGGGGCATTAGGCACAGACACCACAGGTGGACTTATAAACTTTAAGAAGTATGAGAGCGATATTGACTCATGGTTTGATCTTGGAAAAAGAATATCCGATAAGATTAGAGAAGCCCTTGAAAACATTAAATGGGGTGAAATATTCCAGAAAGCACATGATTTTGGAAAGAATCTTGCAGAATTTCTTAATGGTTTAATTCAGCCTGACACATTCTATCAGGTAGGAAGAACAATCGCAAATGCACTTAATACGGCCATAGAATTTGCTTTTTCATTTGGATCACATTTTAATTTTAAAAATTTTGGAGAATCTATTGCAAATGGAATAAATGGGTTCTTTGAAACCTTTAACTTCAAAAAATTTGCACGAACAATAAACAAGTGGGTAGATGGTATTAAAACCACAATTATTACTGCTATAAAGAAAGTTAAATGGGGGAAAATAATAAAAGGAGCATTTGACTTCTTTACTAACCTTGATTTTGATGTTTATGCAGTAGTAGGTTTGTTGAATATAGGAAAAATACCTAAACTTGTAAAAAATCTTACCATATTAACAAACGCCTTAAAAGTATCATGGGGTAATGTGGCAAACAAAGTAAGAGATGTAGCCCTTATGTTTGATTTATACAAATCCAGCGGCTACGGATTTACAAGGTCATTAAATGAGGGAATTGGTGAATTAACAAGAGGTTTAAGCGGAGTAGGAAAATCTCTTATTGGAATAGGAAGTGCTGTTGCTGAATTTGGATTGCTTTCCGATGGAATAAAAGACTTGATTGTAGATTCAGACAAGTTAGGCGAATCTATAACAAAGATGATAGCCGGTATTACAGCGGGGGCAGTTGGACTTACGGCTATTATTGGGTTCCCTTATGGACTTATCGCTGCCGGAATTATAGGAATAGCGGGTGCATTGGTAGGACTCAAGCAAGGAATAGTTGAAATAAATACTGAAAAACTTGCCGAGAGTATAAAAAAAGCATTTATAACCGAAAGTGGTGTGCCTTTAGGTGATTACATTGATTCTGTTCGAGAAAAAATAGTATCAATGGGAGATGGGTTTGGTATTGTCTCTGAAAAATCTCAGGACTTGCAAACAGCGAAAAAGAATGTTTCCGATGTTGTTTTTGAGATAGAGAGAATAAAAACCGAAATGGATGCCGGTGTTAAGTCAGTTGAGGATGGCACAGCCGAACTTGATACTTTATTTGGAGAACTACAAGAATCAATATCTACCAAGTTAGGTGCCGCTGCCGCCGTCTTGTATGCAACATTTAGTGAAGATGGACCGATAGGAATGGCTTTTGAATGGACAGGAGATTATATAACGGAGACAAGAGATTCTATCGCAACTCATACAAGCGATATTGAAAAAAAACTTGATGAGTTATTTACTCAACTCCAAGATGCAGATTACGGCTCGAATGAGTGGAATAATTTGTATCAGCAAATCATTGATTTGACATCAGGAATGAGTGAAACGACGAAAGCCGCCACTGATCTTAGTAGTGCCATTAAAAGCAATGGGCTTGATTGGTCTGAATACTTTGATGAAGATGGAATCAACGTTGAATATTTAAACGAATCATTAGGCAATTTGATTGAAACTGCAATGAAAGTAACGACGGCACTTCAAGAAGATGTGAATGCAGCAAAGGAAGCAGCTGCCGATCTCGGAAGAAACGATATATACACTGATCTGGAGGACGGCCTACCTAATGCACTAAAAAATCTGAATCAGGCATCCGCAACCGAAATATCAGCTCTTACAGATACGTTGCAAGTAGATCTCATTGAGGGATTAAAAACAATTGTTGAAGATGCTGAAAAAGATTGGGAGAACAGACCTTTATTTGAACGGCTATTTGGAGATTCAAAAGAAGATTATATAGCAAAGAGAGTACACAACTATGTTAGTGAGAATATTGATCCTGTGTCTAAAGAAATTGAAACCCAAATGTCTCAGCTTGGTGTAGATGGCGCCGGATGGGCAAGTGACGCAGCGAGAGATATAATTAACTCGCTATATTTTGGAATATCTGATGCGGATATATCTAAATATGAAGCAGAAACAGGGAATAAAATAGACTTTTTGGAAAAACTCGGACAGTCTATAGCAAGTCAGGGAGCCGGATTAAAAACTATTGGATCCGACCTCGCAAGGGACACAGTAGATGGGTATTTAAACGGAATAACAGATATACCGTCTACCGATTATGGTAAAGCGGGTGAAGATGTGATTGGGAAAACAGAAGATTCCTTAAGAACTGCCGCTGATAGCCATTCTCCCGCAAAGAGATTCAACCCTGTTGGAGAAGATATAGTTCTCGGAGTATTTCAAGGATTTGAGAACATCGACTTTGTAGAACTTATGACCGAATGGTGGGACAGCAACGTAAAGCCTTTCTTCTCGATTGACAAATGGAGCGAATTAGCTGATAACGCAACAAACGGATTACTGCCGGGTATTCAAACTCTTTGTACTAATATATCGGCAGAATTTATAGGAATGGCAAACGGTGTTGTTGCGGTATTCTCTGATATGATAACCGCTATTAATACTGCCTTTTATAATCTAAAGAGTCCTGTGTTTAATATTGACGGTTCATTCGATTTAACCAACGGGAAAGTGCCTAAAATAGATATTGATTGGTACGCAGACGGTGGTTTTCCTACACCGGGATCGTTGTTTGTAGCCGGTGAAGCTGGTGCCGAAATGCTTGGAACAATGAATGGCAGAACAACAGTAGCTTCAAACGGTGAAATAACAGGCATTTCCGATACGATCAGGAGTACATCAGCGGAAGAGATGCAGTTACTTCGTCAGCAGAATCAACTCTTACAAGGCATCTTACAGAAAGAGTTTGGAATTACACAAGGCGAACTGTTTAAGAGTGTTCGTTCGTCCGCAATGGAATGGAAAAAAATGACTGGAGATCCTGCATTTTAAGGTTTGAAAAATACACTCTTATGCTAAAATGAAAGCATAGGAGGGTATTTTATGAAAAAATATCAGCTTTTTCATAGGCACCAAAGTTTATATCATATGTAAATAGGGCAAAAGCAGAAATAGCACTTCAAGAAGAAACAAAATAATTGCAATTCAAGAGATCGCTACGGCGGTCTCTTTTTTTAATGTCGGAATTTTAGAGGGTTTCCATACTATAAAATGATAATGTGAATTAAAAGGCAAGCAGAGCAGCTTGTCTTTTTTTGTAGGTAAAAAAGATGGCATACGCAGGATATTTATTAAAAATAGGCAATTACACATTCCCGTTGTCACTGATAAAAGCAGACTCTTACCAAGCGTATAAGAGCGTAACGGATATGGATTCATACGCTGATGCAGACGGAGTATTGCACAGGAACGCATTAAGCCATTTTGGGTGGAAATGTGAATTTGAGACAGTGCCTATGATGACGGATAAGACGTTTGGGGCGCTTATGTCGAGTATTTATTCGCAGTTCACCAACGCGACCGAGAGAAAGGCTATATGCACTATATACATACCCGAAATAAACGATTATGTGTCCTGTGATATGTATATGCCGGATATAAAGCCCCAAATGTACTACGCAGATAGCACGAAGATTCAGTATGACGCGGTAAGATTCGCGTTTATTTCTTACTAAATATGATAAATATAACGGACGAAACAAAAACCGCATATACAACGGATTCAGTTGATAAACAAGTGACTATCACTTTTCCTAACAGAAATATTGTCTACACAAATACAGATATTATCTCGGAGTCACTTGAAATAACCGAAGTAATAGAGACGGAACGCCATTTGACATTTCAAGGGTGTATTGCGAGTCGGGCAAAATTCAAACTTGCAAATCTTATAACCGATCTTCGGGATGAATATGTTGAAATAACAATTCAAGCAGAAAACACGGAGACAATTCCTTTGTTTAGAGGTTATGTAGATTCACAGGATAACCTTACTCACCAAGACACGCAGACACAGCTTACCTGCTATGATCCGTTGTATACGATAGGTTCACGGAATATGCAATCGTGGGTTGATTCACTTACATTTCCAAGAACTATAAAACAGTTAAGAGATTCTTTGTTTACGACACTTGGAATTGAACAAGAGAGTAAAACACTTATCAACGACCAACTTTCTGTGAGTGATAATTTTAAAACATTTTGCGACAATCCATCAGCAGTGCAGATAATGAAATGGATTTGTCAAGTAAATGCGGTATTCGGTCAGTACGGACGAGATGGCAAGTTTCATTACAGAGAAATGCTCCCTATCACAGAAGGTCTATATCCGTCAGAAGAGACTTATCCGAGTGAAGAGACATATCCCGCGGCAGAAAATGTTGGAACCATTTTAAGTTCAAGTGAATTTATTAACATAGATTATCAGCCTTATGAAACAGACATGATAACAAAGGTTGTAATTTATGATGCGGGTGGACTTGATGTAGCGCAAGCAGGAAGTGGCACAAATGTTTTCGGAATAACTGATAATCCGATAGCATTTAGTGTGAATATGCAAAGAGCCGTAGATGCTATATTTGCAACGCTTTCAAGTGTAACATATATTCCAATTAAATCAATGGAATGTCCGGGTATGCCTTATCTTGAATGTGGCGATACCTATTTGTGCTACACAAGGAGATTCACAGTAAGGTCTTATATACTACAAAGAACACTCAAAGGGATACAAGCCTTAAGAGATAATTTTGAAAGTGATTCTGATAAAGAATATCCGGCACATAAAGTAACCGCAATAACAAGAATAAATGCGGACAGAAAAAGTATTATTGATATTCAAGCTGACATAGTAAATTTCAAGGAAGTAACTGCTCAATCAATACAAGCTGTTGATGCTAAATTTAATAATCTCGATGCAAGCAAAATCACAACGGGAACATTGAATGTTTCTCGTATCGGTTCAAATTCCGTAGGCATTGATAAATTAAGCGGTTCAATTACCAATAATAATTGGGAAATTAACCTCACAAACGGGACAATGCGAATTGGCAATATCTCCGCTGACAATATTAACACAGGAACTCTACGAGCGGAACGCATACAAGCAGGTTCAATAGATGCAGGAAAGCTAAATGTATCAGCAAGCGGAACTGATTGGAGCGGAAACAGTTGGAGCGTTGGATTTAACCAATATGGAAGTAGTTTTAATGTTGGAACACTTGGGACAAACAATGTAAGAGGGACTGTAGGTGGATTAGGTTACGGACAATGGGGAGTTAATTTCAACGGACAAGGCGGAGAGGTTCACATTGGATATTTGAGTGCAGATTATATAACAACAGAATCTCTTTATGCTAAATTAGCTAATATGACCTCGGTAAAAGTAAGCGTATTAAATGCAACTAATTATATTCAATCTGACGGTGCTGTTTATGGAAATTCATTTAGAAAAGGTGTTCCGTGGTCTTACACAGAATTTGGTGGTACTTGTCAAGTGAAAGATGTTAACGGAGTAAAAAGAACTGTATTATGTAGGTCAAATTAAGGAGGATTTATCATGTTAAAGGTTTATGGAAATGCTTATTCCGACAAGGAAGAACAGTTTGAAGAAATTGTAAAAGCACTTGAAAATGGCGGGTTTGAAGTTGCTTACAACTATGATAATAGCGGAATCATTATGAAAGAAGTAGAAAGCCTTCATCCCGAACTTGAGGAAGTAGAGAATGAACAGTAAAATCCGTCAGTTAGAGGATGATTTAATAAATGTTCTCAATAGTTCAGATATTCCAATAGAAGTGAAAAGACTTGTGGTAGGCAATATTTACCACTTAACAGAGAAAGAAGCTGACAAAGCCATTCTAAAGGAAAAATATGAAGAATCAATGCAGAACTCTTCAATAGAAGAAAAAGGTGAGTATAATGCAGAAAGCACATGATGCCTCTAAAAACAATTGGTGGCGAAATAAACCGAATATAGATACACCGATTACACAGAATGAATTAAACCGAATGGAAACTACTATGGATGAAATAGATGACAGAGTAGTTCTGTTCGATACATCCAAAGCCGCCCAGACGGATATGTTACAAGCGGTGCGTTCGATAACTTATACCGCATCAACGGGAACATTCCGAATCACGTTCTTTAACGGAACATATATCGACATAGATACGGACATCGAGAAGATAGCGATTAACTTTGACTATGACGATGATCCTACTTCACCGAACTATCAGAAAATCATAATCACGTTACAGGACGGAACAAAAAAATACATAGACATATCGGCACTTGTCACGGAGTACGACTTTGTTACTTCCGATACGATTCAGCCACAGATAAATAACGGTCAAGTCAGAATGAACGTTATCAACGGCTCAATTACGGGAGAGAAGCTCGAACCGAATTACCTCGCTAATATCACAGTACAAGCACAGGCGGCGGCACAATCGGCTACGGCATCCGCGAGTAGTGCTTTGCTGTCACAATCTTGGGCAGAGGGTGACACGGGAGCAAGACAGGACGAAGATACAAGGAACTCAAAATATTATGCGGATTTAGCGGCTGAAACGGTAGCAGAGCTGTTGGCGGCTTTCGGAATTAGCGTAGTCGGTGAGAGACTAATCTTCGGAGCAACCTTTGAGGAACAGTACGATATAGAGGTTTCGGGAACGAGCCTAATAATAAGCGAAAGGAGCTAAATAAATGCCAAACATAGACCAAGTACAGCTTCCCGATGGGAGTCAGTACAATTTGAGGGACAATATAAGCGGTTATGTCACAGCACAGTATGTCAATGATGCGATTGACGGACTCACAAAGGCTAATGTAGGACTCGGTAACGTGGATAATACTTCTGACCTTAATAAGCCCGTTTCCACAGCACAGCAGACAGCACTCAACGGAAAGACCAACACGACAGTTATAGCACCGACAGAAGCAACGACAACGGCTTCCCGGAGATATGAAATCGGTGAGCAGTTTATCCTTAACGGAGTGCTTTACACGGCGACAGCGGTAATTGCAAGTGGCGACTCTATCATCGTGAATACTAACTGTGATTTATCCGAGAGCATTACAGAGCAGATAGACGGAAAAGCTGAAAAAACAGACCTAACATCAATCTCCGAAAGGGGTACAACGGCAAGCCAAGCTATCAGCGCAGGAACATACTTTTATCTTAACGGAACACTTGTAAGAGCAAAAACAGCAATAGCAAGTGGGGCAACATTTACGCTGAACACGAATTATGAAGTCGTTTCGGACGGAGCTTTAAATAAGCCTTTAAAATACTCCACAGAGGAATACGTTATAGGCACTTGGATTGATGGAAGTACGCTATATGAAAAGACAATTTCAGTATCCGCATCCGCTTCTCCACAAAGCGGCAGAGCTACTTGCGATATGATACTACAAGAAGGAATAAGTCAGCTCGTAAATGCAGAAGGATATGTGTACTTAAGACAATCAAATGTATATAGCAATCAAGGTTTAATGCTTGGCTATGTAGCGGTAGGAAGTAGTGGACAAGTTGCACAGCAAGCAAGTATATACTTTCAAAATAATAAAGCGGTAGTAAGAGTGCAGACATACGGAGACAGCACGTTTGATGGAGCAAAAGCAACAGTAACACTCCGTTACACCAAAACATCTTAAATATTTAAGGAGGAAATAAACAATGAAATATGCAATAGTAAAGGTTATCAACGGAAACTACTTTATTGATTCAGAGGGGTATACAAGCCTTGATTCCGCAAAGGTAAAATTCCACGATGTATGCAAGACCTTGTGGAACTCTTCGGATGTTCAGAAAGCAGAGGTTATGATTGCTGACGAGAATCTTGATGCGGTAGAGGGCTACAAGGAGTTTATCTCTCACGGCGAAAACTAATGTGGGAACTAATCTTCCTACCAAGACACGGAGAGGAATCCTTGCAGAGTTCGATTCTCTGCCCGTGTCAGCAAGCCCACCGAGCCTCTTAACAATGCGTAACATGGTGGGTGTTTCTGAAATCCATAGAGCCGATAGGCAATCGGTAAGGGCGAGATGGCGGTCAATAGACCATTGGGAGAACAGTAGAAGATACAGTATTCGTGAACAAATAAACGGATATATTCGTTGTGGAGCTATCAAGGGCGGTTCGATTCCGCTCCTATGGATGCGTGGAAGTGCAACATTAGTCGTGGGTGTGGGTTGCACACGGTACGGATGTTAGGGAAAAAATCATGGTTTGCCGTACCAAATGGATTACAGAAAGGGGAAGATATGGAAGTAGTAGTAAACATTGACGAACTCAAAGAAAATTTAAAAGTCAAAGACGATGTAAATGTTGCCTATGTTATTGAATGTGCGGAGTCTGTCGGAATACCGATAACAGATGAAACCCCTTTAGATTTCAAGTTAATGGCTGAAATTATGCGCACTTTAAGAGAAAGAATTGAGATGTATGAACGGCATTGACATATCAAAAGCACAAATGTATATAGATTTATCCTTGATAAAGTGTGATTTCGTCATTGTTAAAGCAACCGAAGGTAAGACTTACACCGATCCTTGCTTCTTTCAGCACATAAATAATGCCAAGAAGCTCGGTAAACTATTGGGATTTTACCACTATGCCCGTCCAGAGAACAATCGCCCCGAAGAAGAGGTACAAAACTTTCTTAATGCGGTAGGCTCATATCTTGGTGAGGGAATACCTTTTCTTGATTGGGAATCATCCGCAAAATATGACACCGCTTGGGCGAAGCAATGGCTTGATATTTTCTATCAGCGAACGGGCATAAAACCTATTATCTATATGTCCGTCCTGTCTTGTGAACACGCTTACAATTGGAGTAACGTAGCGCCACATTATAAGTTGTGGATCGCCAAGTACAAAGATTACGGCATCGACTATAACTACGATATGAGCAACGCCGGAAAATCTCCCGTCCCGAAATATTGGGATACATATGTTATGTGGCAATGGACTTCCGTAGGCAGACTTGACGGGTACGGAGCAGACCTTGATTGTGACTTATTCTATGGAGAAAGAGCCGAATGGCTTAAATTATGCGAAAAGGACAGTAAACCTATGAGTGATTACATTGAAGTCTCAAACGGGGTAGAACACTACTCCAAAGCCAAACAGGGCGATTTGACATTCACTATTGACGGAAAGCCCTCAAACTTTAAGGTAAAGGAATTTGCTTGCAACGATGGCTCTGACGAAATCCTCATTGACGGAAACCTTGTCAGATACTTACAGAGAGAGCGCGATCTTTACGGAAGCACCACAATCACAAGCGGGTATCGCACTCCTTCCTATAATGCGAAAATCGGCGGGGTTCCTAATAGTCAGCACGTTTACGGAAAAGCATCCGACACAATATGCAAGAACGGCTCTCCGTTAGAGGTA